TCGGATGAACCGAACGAGTGTTCATCCTATTTAATGTTTTAAGAAAATTAAGTTGAAAATTTTAATAAAAAAAAAGAAATTAATCCTCATAATCTTCATCTCTGTTATAAGGACTTTCAAGAAATTGCTCATAAGTAGCATAGGGGGGAATTACCCCTAAACTATCTCTAAGCCAGAGAAAATATTTGACTTTCTTATTATTCATTTTGTCACCTCTTTACAGGCTTTTAAGAAGCGTTCCCTGTCAAAGTTTGGGTTCTCTTTTTCGAAGTAATCACAGAGTGACCAAACTAATTCAAAGTTTGGTCTGGTTCTGTTAATTATCTCAGCTACTCTAACAAAGTGTTTTTTACTTAACATTTTATTTACCTCGTTGGCTTCACTCTTTGGTGAAACTCTTCGTAGGATTAGAGTATCACCAGTGAAGCTGACGGGAAAAGTTTAAATAAATTAGAGTTTTACATTGTGGAATGGCAGATACAGGTATATTCGCAACAACAGCAGAAGTGCAACGTAAGGCAGGGGCTAATGCTTCGGCTACTTCAAACGTGGAAGCATACATTAATGATTATATGACACAAGTAGAGAGTTTGATCAATTCGGTTTGTCGTTATAATTTTTCGGACAATTATTCTGCGTTAAATGTAGATGTAAAAAATATTTTAAAGGAAGTGGCTTCCAATTTGGCTGCAATTTATGTAATTCAGTATGATATGAGTGGATTTACCAGTAGAACAGAAGCCGAAGATATGATTAATGTTTTAAGAGATGGGGCATTGAGAGGTATTTCCTTACTCAGAGATAAGAAAGTACAGGATTTCATCAATGGCGCATAATGGCACACAACTTCAAAAGGTTTCCAGAACTCACAAATGCTCAGATGAGGATTTATTACTTCGAATCACCACACAAACAGATTACTGAGGATTTCACCGCAACCGTAACAAAGGTTCACGATGGAGATACCATACGAGTTAAATGGTCGGAAAGAGATTTCGACTTCCCCGTACGTTTCGGAAACACTGCTGCCCCAGAATTAAATGAAGAGGGAGGCACAGAGGCAAGAGATTGGCTCGAAGAAAGGATTTTGGGGAAAGAAGTCCTTATTGAAGTGAGCCCCAAGCGTGTAGAGAAGTGGGGGAGATTACTCGGAAAGGTAATTCACGGCGGTCAAGATGTTGGAGATGAGGAAGTAATGCTCGGCTTTGCAAAGAGTTGGGCACAAAGAAAGGAGGGTTCAATACCAGTATTTTAAAATGGCACTAAATATGAGTTCAATATTTCCTCCAGGAAGGGAATTTAGTATTAACTTTGATTGGGCAGATGTCAATTCAGGAACTGGTTATATTCTTTATGATTGTTGGGGATCAAGAAACAACGCCGGCAACACTTTTCATTTAACGCCACATACTTATATGAACACCTTAACTGGAAGTGGTTATAGTTCAGAGACAAGAATCAGACAATTAGACGGAAGTGTAGGTTCAGATATTGATACAGATTTTGATAGCACTCCATTGCAGAGACCAACCAGTCTCAGAGGACAGGCTATCATCAGATTAGGGGCTTATGTAGAAACTAATGCTGCCAATACAATTAATCTCAGGCCAACTATTAAACTCAGGAAGTGGGACGGAGCGACAGAAACAGAAATTGCCTCAGTAACCGGGGCACCCATAGATTATACTGCCGGAGGTGCAGGTGGTGGAAGGGTTGGGAATTGGACTTTAGTTATTGATGTACCAAAAACAAACTTTAAGATTGGAGAACAGATTAGAATTACTTTGTCAACAGGCTTCACAAATGTAGGAAATGGAAGCATTGCCATTGATTCAAACGATTTGGAGATAGCTTTTACACACCAGTCATTAATCGCAGGGGAGACACTCTTCGCAGTAGCCTTACCTTTCGAATTAAGGAGAGATTAAAATGCCAGAAACAGATATAGGAAGCACAGAATATGGTAACAAGATGAATACTGAGACTAACTACTCGGTAGACGCTGTCAGTACAGACGGCCCAAAAGATCAGCCTGAAACTACTTACTTAAATAATAATTGGACTACTCAATACGGCTATTACAAAAAGATTCCTGAACTAAAATGTGCCATTGACGCATTGGCAACTTGGACGATTGGGAAGGGATTTAAGTCTAATGAGATAACAGAAATGGCTCTTTCCACCATAAATGGTTGGGGGAAAGATACATTTAACACAATTCTTGAAAATCAAACGAGAGTAGCGAAAATAGGGGGGGATTCCTATGCTGAGATTATCCGAGATGATGAAGGTAACCTTATCAATATTAAACCTCTTGATCCGGGAGTTATTCAAATTGTAGCTAATCGGAGAGGATTAATTAAGCGTTACGAACAAATCAACAAAGCAGAAGGAACTAAGCACAAGAAGTTTCAACCCGAAGATATATTTCACCTTTCCCGAAACCGCACTGCTGATGAAATTCACGGCGAGAGCTTAATTGACGCAGTAGAAGAAATCATTTTAATGCGTAATGAAGCAATGGCGGATTATAAGAAATTACTTCATCGGAACGTTTTCCCAGTCAGAATATTCCACTTAGATACTGATGACACAGCTAAAATCTCAGAATTTAAGGCTAAAGCAGACCTCGCTTCAATGCAGGGTGAGAATATCTTTATCCCGAAAGGAGCTGTGGAAACAGAAATCGCTGCTGTTCCAAGTAATTCCACACTAAACCCATTGCCTTGGATTCAGCAACTAAACCAATATTTCTTTCAAGCGACTGGTGTACCTCAGATCATAGTAGGAGGAAGTTCAGAATTTACCGAAGCTTCCGCAAAGATCGCTTACCTTGCATTTGAACAAGTAATTAATGAAGAACAGTTGTATATCAAAGAGCAGGTCCTCTCTCAACTTAACCTAGATATTGATCTGGAGTTTCCAGCTACTCTTCAGAATGAATTACTTAGTGATCAAGCTAAGAGCGAGACTACTCAGGCCAGTACGCCAGAGGACACAGCCGTAACAAATGTGGGGGTGCAGTAAATGGCCAGTAGACAAACTTTAAAACGAAACAAAGAAAGGAGAAAGAAAAGAGAAAAAGAAATTGGAGCAGCCAAGATTAAAACTGCCAGAAGACCAAACACATTTCCACAGAAGGTAAGTAAAGGAGCTCCAACACCCGCTCCAGTTGAAAGATCTGGGGCTCAGAAAGAATTTGCTGCAGCCAGAGAATCACTTAGAGCCAAAGGACAAACCGGAATAGGAAATATTACTAAAGAAATCTTCGAGAATAGAGCAGCAATCGCCGCAGCTACCCCACCAGAAGCCAGACCTCAGGTCCAAGCAGAAGGAGCCCAATTATCACCTCAAAAACAATCCGTCCTAGCGGGGACGGCCCTTGATCCGGCCAACCCGTTAGGTTTATCCCCTCAAAGCGAACAACCAACAGAAGGAATAGCACCAGTACAAGATGAGTTTAGGGTATCTGATCCAACAGGAGCAGTATTCAACGAAGCAGGAGAACAAACAAATATACCAAAAATTGTAGATTTAATATCATTGGGAGCTACTTCAACTACTTCTTTAGGTGGTTTTGGTTCTTTGACTAAAGCTTTGACTAGATCAGCACCAAAAGTTATTTCAAAAGAATCTAAACAGGCTCTTAAAGAAATTGAGAGATGGGAAGCTTTCCACGCAGGAGGAAAAGAAATAACCGAAGAAGCTTTTCATAGATTAGAAGTATTGAGAGCTAAAGCTGGAGTAGTTGGAGAAAATACAGCTTTGAAAGAGCTTAATAGATTTGAATCATTCTTCTCAGGTGGGAAAAAAATGACTTCCAAAGAAATAAAAATTTTTGATAAACTAGAAAAGAAAGCTTTGGAAATTTCTCAAGCACAACAAGATTTTATTATAAAAACTAAAGAAAATCTTTTGAAAAGTACAAAAACAATTATAAAAGGAGTAGATACTATCTTAAAAGCAAATAGTCAGGGAGAAAGACTAATCAAAACAAAAGGATTATCAAATTCTAAAGTAGCT